CTAGTTTTTCTAATGATGGATATAAGCTTTCTTTAAATAGAGTAGAAGGAGGTGGTGTATCTTCTGTGTTAAGCTCTCCTTGTTCAATACCCAGTAAGTACGAAGCTACAATCTGTAGCAGTAACTCAATGTCTACCTTCTTATTTCCTGTTAGGTAACTTGCATACGCAATGCTATCACATATACCTGATAACACTTCTTCCAATTCATTTGACTTCTCTTCTACAGACATCTCTTCTGTAATCTGGGAATAAAACTCGGGGTTACCTTTATAGCCATTAGCTATACTATTTATTAAACTCATATATACTCCTTTATATGTATATTATATATTATATAATACTATATATATTAATACTTATATACTAATACTTATATAGTATAACCTCTCCTTTGTTAATACAAAGGGGTGGGACTACTAGCACCCCTCATTTTCTATCTCATGACAGTTATAATGTGGACATACTTCTCTAAGCTCACAATACTTTTCACACATCCAACCAGGACAATCCATAGGAACTTCTCCTTCAAGTGCTTGTATCCTACTCTTAACATAAGCTTCAACCTCTTCATCATTCATAAGTTCAAAGTCTAATCTAAATGTTCTAGGTAAGTCTCTATCTCTAGCTGTCCACCCTACAACAACTACATATATATAACCAATAGGCTGTACTGTTAGTCCTTGTTTTCGTAGCATGTAGGCATATAGACTAAGTTGTTTAATAAACTTCTCAGTTTCTTCTCCATTAAATGCCTTCTTAGCTGGGTAGCTCTTCATAGTTTTCCAATCAGCTACAATAGCACCTTCAGGTTCATGTATGACTAAGTCACAAGTACCTCCTACAGCATAACCCCCAATGTCTGCTTGTAGTTCAAGCTCTGTGTCTGCTATAATATCTGAATTCTTAATAGCTTCTTCAGCTATAGTATGAAAACCTGTACCTATTTTACTATCTATCATACTAGTAAGAGGTAAACAGTTCTCATTAGGGTATTGTTTCTTGAGCTTAAACCAGTACCTAGGCTTCTCTAAAGAGGTTACCCCATACTCTCCTATAGGTTTATATGTTTCGTAGCTTAAAACAGCTTCTTGTATTTTATCTAATTCCATTCTTTCTCCTTTGAATTATGTAATCTATATAGTGCTTTGCTTTTTCTAAGTCTTCTATACCATTTTTATACTTATATCTTAGTAAATATTTAAGAGCATTACCTTCCCAATAATCTAGTCCATTACGTTCAATAATTTCCCAAGGTTGTATTTGTAACCCTACATAATGGTTACCACCTACCTGTTTCTTACTCATCACATTCCTCTGTCTTGAGAAGTTTACATACTGTTTCTGGAGCATATCCAGCAGCTATTAATAGACCATACAACATATGTCCTACTTCCCAAATGTCAGCATCACAATTACCAGCTATGCTTACTTCTTGTCCATACTCTTCATTAATATAAATAACTTTAACTTTCTTTCCCATCTTTAGCCTCCTTCATAATATATTCATTAAGTCTATCTAGAGGTAGTAGAAACAATTTACTCTTGTATCCGTCTCCTCCTTTAGTAACTCTACCTACTTTATCCTCTCTCATTTTTTTAACAATTTTTCGGAGTACCTTTACTGGTAGTATGAAACCTCCTACTAACCTACCCTTTTCTGTTAGTAGGTGTATCCATACTTCAGCTTTAGTACCCATTAGACCAGAAGGTTTATCTCTATATTCAAGTTCTATTACTATGTTACCATAATATTTCCACTTATCTATTTCAGTTTTAACCTCAACCTTAGTCTCACCATTAAACATTTTATCTAGTTCTAGTTCAAAATGCTTACCAAAGTTGAGACATACATCCCAACCCCTCATTCCTTCTAAATCTGTAGCATCATTTAACAGGACAACTCCCTCCAGCACATTCAGCTTCTTCCAACTCATCAAACCCCGAGACATTAATATCAATAGGTTTAAGAGTAGCTACATATGCTTCATATGTTTCTTTAGTTACTACCTCTTGTGGAAGGTACAAGTAACCCAGGTCTGCTGCTGTCTTACTAGGGTCAGTACGATAAAGGAAACTAACACCTACATAAATATCCCAGTTCTCAAGTATCCAATTAATAATATCAGGTACTTCCTCTCTAGAATAGCTTACAGTAATAGAGGTATTCTGGTCATTGTAATACATCTGTATTAGTTTATATCTTTCTAGTTGGTCAATAGCCGACTCAAGGTTAACCTCTACATAAGTACCATCCTCTTTGTATACCCTATCAAACTCTACTCCTTCCCAGGCGACAGGAAATGTAACCAAGGTTCCTTCTGGGTCAGCAGGATTGTCAAAGACATTGTATCCAGCACTACGAAGCTTTGGTAGGAGAGGGTCATGCTTTCCGAAGTTGACGTTGTTAAAGATATACTTACCCAACGGCTTATGAACTCCCTCGGTAGTGTCCATAATTTTTGAGAGAGTCCCAGAAGGTTTAACAGTTGTAACATTCTTTGGTCGTTGTGTACCCAACTCATCTGCCATGCCGTAAGCTGCGACTGTAGCTTCTCTTCGTAGTTGACTATAATCATATGCTGTCATGTCTCCTCTTGTAGCAATGCCTGTAATACCTACACCACATAGTCTTAGGAACTCGTTGTTAAGATGCCAAGCTTCTTGTAGAATTCCATCTCTAAGGTCAACAGCTGTTTGTCGATAGTTGGCTCTAGCCCCAAGTCTGATAGCCTCAAGTAGTCCAACAGTGTCTCCTCTAAACTTTCCAATATCTAGTTCAGTTAAATTACAGAATGTCTTGTTTCCTAATAGTATTTCTACACAAGGGTTACTTCCTTTAAACCAAGGAGCTCTACTAGTTGCAGTACCTGCATTAATAAACCCAGGTTCACTTCCACCAGCTTCCTCCATCAGTCTAAATACTTCTACAAGCTCTTCCTTTGAGGGTTTACTATGGAATAGTAATGAGTTATTAGACTGTACTCTCTGTTCATTACCACTTAACCACCACTCTTTCTTAGCTACAGCAAACTCTTTCCATTCTGGTTCATCGTAGTCAAACAGTGCTATCTCTGCACTACGTCTACTAGAAAGTATAGTACCAAGCCAATTAACTACATCAAGTATATCCATTTTAGTTAGCAGTTGTCCTGCTCTCTTATTAAGAATAGTAGCTATTGCTGTGAAGGCTTTATTAATTGCTTCGTCTCCTGAACTAATCCATCCATATCCTTTAAGTCTGACACCTGCTGGTCTAATTTCTGAGAAGTCAAAAACCAACTCGGTAACATCATACTTTCCTGCAAGGAGCTTACCAATACTCTTTGCCCAAGCCTCTGCTGAGTCCCCGACTTTAATAGTCCAGGTATGTCCATCTACATACTCCTCATTATATTCTAGTCCTTTATTATCCTTCTCTCTTGTACTTCTAATACTTCTAATAATAGGAATAGGTTTCATAAAGCCAGTTAAGGAACCTACTACAGGTTTAAACCCTACACCACACCCTTGCATAAGTAACCATAGTACATCCACTACATCATATACAGTCTCTACCTCAGTAAAGCTACAATTAAACTGACTTGCCTCTCTGCGTTTAGCTACCTCTGTACCACCAAGCCAGAGTGTTCTACCTGATGTAAGAAGTTTACGCTCAAACATAAGCTGTCTTAGTTCGTCTAACTCTGCCATCTCACCTATGTCTAGCTCTTCTCCTTTAGCCCTTTCCCATAACCAACGTTGATGGTCAATTACTCTAGCTACTGTTTGGTCCCAAGTTTCAAACTTAGTTCCTTCAGTATCAAGGGGTCTGTTATATGTTCTTCTCGTTATAATTTCTGCTCTTGTGCTCATTCTACTCCTTTATAAATATGTTGGGGTCTGGTCTGTTCAAGTATAATATTTATTTTATCCTCTGCCTTTCCTTTAACACCTTCCTTAGTTACCTTACCATTCTTATCTTTCTTAGAGTTCTTCATATTATTATGGTTAATAACTATCTCCATAATAGCTTCTGCTTTTTTATACCCTACCTTCTTAACCATAGCACCCGTAGCTACAAAAATAATATCAGCTAACTCTTTTAATTCATTAGCATCTGAGTTAGACATATAATATTCATACACTTCTTCCTCTAACATATCATGTTCATCACCTAAACAATATTCTATATTATCTCTATGTCTATTCCAAAGATAAATCTCTTTAAACATTCTCATTTGTATTACTCCTTTCATGTAGTACATGTTCATACATAAACTTATGGTCATCTGGAAGCTTATCAAATATTCTATAAGCTAGTTCTCTAATTTCTGGTAAGGCTGCTTTACTAGTACGTAGGTTAAGAAAGTTTTGTAAGCTTCTCATATTAATACTCCATACTAAACTAGTTTTATAAGCTTCTGGTAACATATACTTTACTATATCATTTGATACCCCCGCGTTTAATAGCCCTAGCAGCCTCGTCAGCTGCTTTTTATTAGCTTGGTCTACGTCAGGTATTACCTCTACTATAAAGTCGCTTAAATTGGCTCCTACAGCCCTCAATTCTTTAAGAGTATATCTAGTACTTTTTACTGAAAGACTTGCCATCCTATGGCGTGCTAATTCTTGGAGACAAGCTCTACTAATACCATCTATATCAAAAGTATATTGTATATGTTCCAGTGTACTGCCGTGTTTATTTTTATTTCCAACTCTATCCATTCTGTCTAACATATGTGAAATACTTTTACTAGGTGTATCCCAACACTTACTTATTGCTTCGTCTGCTACGTTTAGTGGACTTGCGTTTAGTAGTTTTACTATCATTTATCTCCTTTAATATCTCATTTAATTTATCTAGGTCTATAGTTTTATTAGAAGTATATCCATATCTAACTTTATAGACAGCTAATGCCTCTTCTAACTCTTTAGGAGTCATTTCTTTTTACCTTTATATCCATTAGCATAAGCAGCCTTACCTTGTTTAGCTGCTTTACTCTTAGCTCCTTTACCACAATATTTTTTACCAGAGTTTCCCCATTTATAACAATTACTTCCAACCTTTTTAACAGGCATGTTTCCTCCTCTCTACTTGTTTGCTCCAAATAAACCAATAAGTTTGTAAGCAGGCATTCCATACAACACCTATCATAACTACAAGGTCAATGAGTATCGCTCCATGTAAGTCCAATTTTAGCTTCTCCTTCCATCTTAATTCTCATACCTATAGCCTCACCTACATCTGTAAATGTTTGTTCAAGTATAGTTTTTACTTCTTCAGCTTGGTCTTCTTTAACCTCTAGCTGAACTTCGTCATGTATATTTCCTACAAAATATGCTTCAAAATTTTTTAGTCTTTTTTCGGCTTCAACTAAAAAGTATTTCATGTAGTAGGCTCCGGCGGATTGGAGAAGTGTGTTAAGAGCAGAATGGCTGCTTCTAACATATAGTCTTCTTCCACTAAGTCCAACCAAATATCCTCGTTTAGCTGCCTTTTTAACTCCAGCAAGCAGTCCTGCAAGTCCTCGTACCTGTACTGTAAAGGCTCGCTTAAGTGTTGAGCCTTCCTTAGCCGTT